TATGTAAATAACCAGTAAAATTATAATAATTTACCGATAAAAGTACATTTTGAGCGAATTCAACATCTTCAATAACTAACTTTCTACCACCTAAAATTTTTATTTGTTCTTCTATTGTAGTCGGTCTTTTTATTTCCATACAATACTCCTAAAATAAAAAAGCAGCCTCAACATGGTACGCATTCGCATTGCGAAGAGGCGTGTTGAGGCCTATCTCATGCGTTATATTATATTCTATCTGCTTAAAAAAAGCAATAGTTTTTTAGAATTTTTTTCTTTTTATTTTTATATTACCATATTAATGCTGTATTGTCAAACAAATATTGACAAAATGCACAAATTATTATATATTAAAAACAAAAGGAGGCTACAAGCTATGAAAAAATTTATATTAGGTTTTATAACAGGCGGGATAATCTGTGCGACAGCGACTGGTTTCGCCGTAGAATATGCAGTAACGGCTAACCCGTTCCCTGTTGCCGTAAACGGTACGGAAACAGCGATAGAGGGTTACAACATCAACGATAATACATATTTCAAATTACGTGACGTTGCGGACGCTGTCGGTGGTTTCAATGTTGGTTTCAGCAACGATACAATCACTATTGACACCGATACCGCCGCACAACCAACACCGACACCGACTGTAAAGCCGTCCACAACTGACTTGTCACCTTTGCCGGAAGTCGCAATCGAAGTTATTGACGGTGTGCAATATGTCCGTAAATCAAACATTGAAGAAATGCTCCAAGATATTGGTTTAGGAAATTATGAATTTGCAGGCTCATACTTCTACGATAAAACTCGTCATGACGGAATATCTGTTCTTGAAAATATACCTTATTCAGAGAATGATATTACTTTAATTCCGTATGATTATTATGTTTCAACAATCATACCTGTCATAAATAGTTTGAGATAGCTTAATAACTCCCTTTTTGAGGGAGTTATTATTTTACTAACTTTCCAAACCTGCAATTTTCTTTTCTATTTCGTGTATTTGTGCTTTTAGACTATCTAAATCAGCTTCATTCAATAATCGTTTACCGTTCTGCATAACTTTAGCAGCATTAAGCTCTATTGATGACATTGCCCCGATTGCAAGGTTATTACCGCCGTTTGTAGTCTTAATGCTTGTATATCCGCTTAATAATATACCGCTTTCATCAGACCATTTATATATCGTCTTGCCCTCGTCGTTTACATATGAGCTGATATATCCAACTCTTAAATACTGTCCTACACTCGCGTCTTTATTTACATTGATGTCAGTATCTGATTCAATCTTTGCACCTCTTATTGTACCGCTGAAAATTCCGTTACCCTTTTCATCAAAAAATATTACAGGGTTTCCGTCAACGTCATATAACAGAAATACAAATTGTTTTTTATTATCAACTTCATCATTACCGATATGTATTCTATCTCTTTGACTGTCCTTTATCGTCAGCAAATCGCCGACAATCTTCAACAGCTCGTTGTCGCTCTGCACTTCGTTTCGGTCTGTGTTCACCGTTCCTTGTACTTTTCGGATATTTACACTGTTGTTCGCAGTCTGCCACTTTGCATGTTTCTTTGTTGCCTGTTCTGTCTGCCATAGTCCGATAAAAAAATCACGTCTGATATGCCCGATTGATATATTGCTCTCTTTCGGCTCCAACGGATATGCCTGATACTCAATTACTCTTTGTACATATTCCGTACCGTCTATGTCAAATACGTGTACCGTATCGCCTATTTCCAACTTTTCCGCTTCGCCGTATTCGGCTAATTTTGATAGGTCAATCAATTTACCGCTGATTGTCAACTGTGGCACGTCAATTCTATCCTCGTTATCCTCGTCAAATTCCCACTTTGCATTACGGTACAGTTTGTCCGCTGACGTATAGTCGCTGTAATCTTTGTACCCCTCTTGTACTCCGTATTTTTCAATGTTTGGACTGTCTATATATGCTTTGCCGCCGTTTACACTGCTGACCGTTAAATCATCACTTCCGAACGCCCATAAACGCGTTATCATATCGCTTACGTTGCGTTCTATTGATATACTTTGCATATTCTTTTCTAAACGCAGTCTGACGCCGTTATCTTTGCCGATACGTTCAACAATGGCAATGTTACATACAATGTTGTTATTACTGTCGATAGTTGTTTCGTGGAATATCTCGCCACGCCCCAAATTTTCTATTATCGTTTTTATAACGTCCCACAAATTCGTTTTGTCGGTAGAGAAAAAATCAATCAGCAGTTCATCATCTGCAACCCACTTCATTCCTTTTTCGCTTAGCTCCGCATTTGTCATAATGTGAAAAATACACTTCTCACCTACAGACTTTTTGAATTTTGATATAATATCAATCGCTTGTTTTAGAACATATCTTGAACTTTTACCGATATGGTCGCCGATTGTCGGTATAAACGCTTTCTGCGCCTCATACACAAAATGCGGTGTACCGTAAACGTGCAGTGAATCCGCACCGTTCATATTTCGCGTTGTTCGGCTGATTTCGTATATATGACCGTTTACACTAACCAACATATTTTGACTGATTAGACGTGCCTTTTCGTCGTATGGATAGTCAAATTCAATACTTCCCGTATCGTTCAATATCCTTGTTTCTTTGACATTATATGCACAGTTCAGTACCTCACCTGTTTCAAAACTGTCTGTATATCTGTCGTGCAATCGCATAAATGTTATTTGTCCCATTTGTATATATCCTCCGTTTCTGTATTCCACACATACTGTGGATAAAATGAAAATTCGACCGTTGCCGTCGTGGATAAATTTATTGTATTCGCCCCTGTTTCCAGTTCAAAAAAACTACCTTTGATTTTTTTCATAATACTGTTGCCGTTCACGTCAGTTACCGACTGTTTGTCGCAGTCAATAACGCATTTTTCCGACACCGTAATACTGATACCGTTACAGGTTATCGTTGTAGGTTTTGTGACGTTTGTAACACGCAAAACAGGTCTGACAGGGCGGTCGCCTGTGTTATGTATTGTACTGTCGCCTGCCGTTGTAATCGTGTAATATTCATTCGGTCCGATTGGTATTTCATCATCTAATTTGATGTTTTGGCTATCCAATATCGGACCGTCAAAAATATCAAATACCAACGCCGCCCACGTCTGCACCTTGAACGACGCCGAAATGACTGCTTTGTGTCCGTAGTTTTCGGGTTTGTAATCTATTGTTTCAATAACCGACGCATTCCATTTGACATTGGGTGTGTCGTCAAATATCAACTCACCGCGTCCCATTAACCACGTTGTGATTTTTGTGATTTTGCTGTTCAGTTCAGACATATCCGCCGCCGATATTTGCAAATTCATTTTAAATACACGGTTTTTATAAAATTCACGGTTGTACGCATTTGCCGTTGAAAAATCATATTCACCGTCTATATACGGGCTGTCATATGTCTGTATTTTCATTTCCGGTTTAATCGGACGTGACTGCGTTTGTACAGTCACGCCGAAATCGTTTGAATGTTTGTTTTTAAAATAAAATCCGTTTCGCATTTTCTACCTCCGCACATTATACATAGCTACCCAAAACAGCGCTGTCAGTCGTATTGATTGTGATTTTACTGTTGTTGTTATAGTTCTGCTGTTCAATCTTAATGCCCTTAATAGCCTCTATAATCTCACCCAAAGTCTTGGTTATCTTGTCATTACCGCCGCTGACTTCCTGTGTTATATCCGCCACAATACCCGTCACGTCTATACTGTCAATGTTGGTTGCAATGGACTTGATGAAATCAGCCTTGCTGTTTTCCAACGCGTCATACTCCGCCTCCAGTTTTTCAATCGTGGCATTGTTTTTGACCTGTAATTGATACAGTTCTTCGTCACGTTGCAGTTGTTTCATCTGCTCTTGCAGTTCTTTGTACTTCTGCTGTCCTCTGTCTGTCACTGCATTTGCGTAAATATCCAACTGCGCCTGTGTTTCGGACATATCAGCCTTGCGGTCCTCAACCGTCCAACTGTCCTGTAGGGCCTGTTCCTGTGCAGAAAATTCATCACGCAGTTTGTTGATGTAGTCCTGTTGTTGCTGTAGCATATCGTCAAACGATTCGCCCGCTTGGTCGAACATATCGTGATTTAGTTCAGTCATATTTTCGTTGTATTCTTTGCGGCTGATTAACCCCAAATCATAGTATTCCTGTGTATACTGCTGAATACGTTTTAAACCGGCGATATATTCTTCATCAGTCATACCGTAATACTTACGTTGTTCTTCCAACCAGTTCTTGGACTGCTCCACACGTTCCGAATACATATCAGAACCTAATTCACTTTGGTACTTGTCAAACTCGTCTTGTGTCAGCTCACCGCGTGCCAATTCCTCACGGTGCCTATCCATAACACGGTTGTACGCGTCAAGCGGACTGTCGCCGTTATCTTGCCAGTCGTTAAAATATGTATGCTCGCTGATGTAGTTTTTTGATATGTCGTACTCTTTCTCAATTTGTTCTTTACGCTTGTCCAAATACTCCTCATTCAGCTTGTTTTTTGCCTCTACATATTCTTTGTGGCTGATTATACCCTGTGCGTACATTTGTTCGGTGTACGTCTGTATTCTGCCGATACCGGCGATATAATCGGCGGCACTCATACCGTTGTATTTTTCTTGGTGTTCCAACCAATCGCGACTGTATTCGGTCATATTCTCGTATAACGTTGAACCTATACTTGACATTTCTGTCGTATAGTCCTCCCACGTCATACGTCCTGCCTCGACTTCCGCCATATTGCGGTCACGAATACGGGTAAATGCGTCAAGCGGTGTGTCGCCGTTGTCGTCCCAGTCATTCAGTGCCGCACGTTCTTCAATATACGACTTTGACAGGTTGTTTAACTCCTGCGTGCGTTTCTGTGTCAGACTGAAAATTTGTTCCTCTATGTCGGCAATATCCTTGTCGTTCGACTTGAATTTCTCTTGAAATTCTAACCACTTTTCAAGTTCTTGTGCAGTCGTTACTGCGTGCGTTTTGGTGTAATGCGTCCAATCGTCCTTGGCTGATGTAAACGCGTCCGAATTGTCTTTTCCTGTTGCATAATGCGGTATACCCATACCCGACATTATCGCCTTGGTTTGTGACGCTGTGTACACCTTTGCGCCCTTTGACAACGGCAACAACACGTCCTTGCCCTGTGGTATAAATGCACGTCCTTTGTCAACGATTAATTCTCGCGGGTCAGATATACCCTTTTCATCATTAACCATTGCCAAACCGCCCTCAAAATTTTGTGTACCTTTGGCTTTTTTGGCTTTTTTTACGAACATTCCCGAACTGCCAAACTTGGCCGCCGGAACATTTTGATTACTCAATCCACCAACTTGAACCGTCTGAACGGTCAGTGTTACTGTTTTATCTTTTACGGTATCTAAATTAGCCTTTGCACTCTCAACGCCTGCTGATGTGTTATCCTGTGCTGTGATTTCTGTATCGTGTGTTGTAGGAATCAGATTTATTTTGCCTGTGGTTAAATCAATAACGCCGATAGCCTCGCCGTTTTTGGCAATTAGTTTCGCCGTTCCGGTTGTACCGTCATATTCGGCTATTTTGTATTCTGTATTATCTATTGTTGCAATGGCGGGTGTTCCGTCTGCTGTAAACATGACCTCACACTGTTTGCCGTCAAGTTGTTTTGTCTTTTTCTCGACATTATCAACACCGTCTGTGTTGCCCTCTGTGTCAACAGTTACAACAAACTTTTTGCCCTCCAGTTGTCGAACTTTGGCGGTCAAATCATCAACTACTTCAAATCCGTCTGCGGTTATCTTGATACGTTTTTCATTCGGTATCAGTCCCATAGCACGCGACATTTCGGTCAACTTGTCCGCTGTCATATCAATACCTTGCTGACTTCCCTCGGACATCATATCCTTTAATATGCCGTTTATATCGCCTTTTTCAACGGCTTGGCGTACGCTGTCAAATCCGTTTTTAATTAAAGCAGTACCCTCAACGATTTCCTCGGTCGTCAATCCCATTGTTTGACCTGTTTCATTCATTTTCTGAACTACATCATCAATTTTGCCCTTATTTACTGCATCCTGCATATTCGTACATTCGGAATTTAACAGACTAACACCGACCGCCGTTTCCGCAGATGATGCTCCGAACTCTGTCATTGAACGAACATAGTCGTTAATTATGTTGTTCAGTGCGGTACCGTCCCCGTTTGCCGCCTGTTTCCACGCTGTAGATAGGTTATCTATACCATTCATAGCCAACGCCGCCGACTGTGCATAACTGTTCATATCTAATTTGCCGACGTCGATAAATTCTTTCATATCCTTTAGGGATTGTTCAATTCCGGCGCCGTCTTGATTTAATGCAGATATTTTAATTAATTCAGTTTCATAGTTTGCCAGTTCTTCTGATACGTCGCGTAGTTCTTTATGAGATTTGTCCAGAGCCTGTACTTGGTCGTAATACTTTTGGGCTTCTGTTGTTGCTACCGAATAATTTGCCGCAATAGACGATAACACGCCTTGCGCATTCTTCATTGATTGGTCTGTTGTGCCGTTTTCGTATGCGTGTCCGGAAACTTCTTTATAAATTTCTTGTGCTTTTTTGTAGCCCTCCGCCGCAGTTATTTCATTTTTTGAAATTTTTGCAGTTATGTCACTAACTTTTGATTTAGCCTCTGAATACTTCGTCTGTAATGCTAATTCTTTGTTATAGTTATCTTCCGCGATTTGGCGGTCCTCTTTGTATTTTGCGTCTTTATTTATTAGATTTGATAGTTCTGAACGTTGCTTATTGATATTAGATTGCAATTCATTCTTAGACAGTTTTGTTACTTGTTCAACAGCGTCGTCCAAATTAGAATTATCGGAATTGATTACAAGATTGTATTCCTGCGATAGCATTTCCTTTATTTCTTCTAACTTGCTTTTTGCATTGTCAACTTGTTCTTGACTACTGTCCGGACTTTCAATCACCATTTTTAGCGATTTTACTTGTCCTTGAATATCATTCAGTGATTTATATTTTTCAAGGCTTTCTTTGACCTTTTCATTGCCTTTAGATAGCCCCTCGCTCCACCTGTATTGTGACTGATACCACTTGTCATATGCCACTTTACCAACAATCGCCGCAGTTGCAACGCCACCTAATGCAATAGCCGCAGGTCCTGCCGCCGCACCGATACTCGCCAACGTTGGTGCAAACTTTGCCAATGCTCCGCCTGCTGAAAATGCCTTTTTGATGTTGCCTACTGCCTCAACGGTGTTACCCGCCCATTTGATTAGTCCTGTCGAACCTTTTGTTATCGCCCCCATTGCAACGACAGTCGCTCCGGCGGTAATTATGTTTTTCTTTTGCGCGTCGTCCATTGACGCAATTTTTTGTGTGTACTGCGACACGCCGTTTGATACATCAACAATAGTCGGCAACATTAAATCACCGAATGAACGTGCAATTTCAACAACGTTATTCTTTGCAACAGACAATTTACTCGCTGTTGTTTCAGCCTTGGCGTCAAATTCTTCTTGCAATGCCGTATTTTCTTTGTATGCGGTGTTTGAACGATTGACACTCTCGGTTACTAAATCGTAGCCGTTGACTAATGCCATCATTGCTTGAATATCTTGGGTATTGTTTATACCCAAATCGTCCAAAGCCAATGTTAGGTTCTTGGCAGACTTCAAGCCTTTTAATAGTCCGTTAAATGCACCGGAGCTGTCAGTATTCCACTGCTCTTTAAACTCTTTCGCACTCTTACCGCTATACTTTGCGAATTTTGTCAAACCCTCTCCGCCGCTTGCAACGGCTGTTTCTATGGATAGCCACGTACGACCTATCGCACTACCGCCCATTTGTGCCTCAATGCCTAATGAGGACAGTGCGGCAGAATAACCCAACACGTCCGCCGCTGACATTCGTACAGATGAACCATATTTACCCATACGCAATGCCATTGCCGCAATCTCTGATTCTGTTGTCGCACTGTGGTTACCCAAATCGACGATTGCACTACCGATATTACGGATTTCGTTTTGACCTACACCCATAACATTCTGAAAACGTGCCAATGTTGCGGTGCCCTCTTCGCCGACAAGGTTTGTGGCTGAACCCATTTGCGCCATTACCTCGGTAAAATCAACGATATTATCGATTGTAATACCTAACTGACCGCCTGCCGCCGCAAGTTCGTTTAATTCTGCCGTTGTCTGTGGAATGGCCGAATGTCTGTTGACACCTGTCGTGGACATCTGTATTATCTTTTGACGAATGTCCTCTAATTGTTCAGGCGTGCCGTCAACGGTTTTCTTAACATTCGCGAAATTGTCCTCAAATTGGACTGCCGCTATAGCTGACGCAGAACCTAACCCCAACGCCGCCGTTGCGGCATACTGTATCGGTTTTGTGATTGTATCAATACTTTCGCCGACTTCTTTTAAACCCTTTCCAGTCTGTTGCCACCTCTCGGCATTTGCGACTTTTTCGGCAGCTTTTACTCCCTTTTCGTATTCTTCATACTGTTTTGTAGCTTGGCTGACTGCTGTTTGTGCGTCCTCGTACGCCTTTTTACTGTTAGTTAAATTATTCTGTTGCTCTTGGATAGCCGAACTTACTTTTTTATGTTGCTTTTCCAATGCGTTCAATTCAGTAGTAGTCCACTGTATAGCGCGTTGATTGTCCATATAGGCCGTACTACCCTTGTTGACAATTTTATTTGCGTTTTCTAATGTGTTTATCTCATTTTTTTTCGCAGAAATCATATTTTCAATGCTTGACTTCTGCATTTTCAACGCATTTACATTTTTGTCTACAGATTTAACGTTATCCTCATATGCTTTTTTAGTTTCTTGCAGTGTTTTACGGCTTTTTGCTATAGTGCTTTCAGTCGTCTTTAGCTGATTATTGTATTTCTCTAAACTTTTTGTTCCGGCTGTACCGCTACTCGCCTGTATATTCGCAAAATCCGCCAGTTGATTTTTGGCACTGCCTAATGTAGCCGCCAAATCCGATGCGTCACCCGTTATTCGCACTGTAATTTCGCCTATATCTGCCATTAAAACACCTCCTAATTAACCAAAAACAGCCCGCAAATACGGGCTGTCGGCTACTGTTCTGTTATTTTGCGTTGTATTTCCGCCGCTGTTATTGTTTTCTTCACTCAATGCGTCCAACATTTCAAATAACACTGTCGGATCTTGCCTGCCTACTACGTCGGGCATTAAATGATGTGCTTTAAACATAACAGCGTAAATATCTCTTAGTTTTTCTCTGTTTCCTTGTCCGCTGTCACTGTTTCCTGTTCTTGCGGACTTTCGACGTTTTTTCTTGTCATATTCTCAATATACCATATCCACGCTTGCTTACACATTTGCATTTTTTCGGCAGGATTTCTGTCTAACACATCTTGTGTTGCCTCTGTTCCCTCAAATAGGTGGTCTACTGCTCCACCACATAGTCTGCCGATACTGTCCGTTTCCCTTGTAACGTGAATTTCCTGTATTAAACACATAGCCTCAAAATCGAACGGCTTTGATACGTACTTTTTCTTTCCCTCTGTAAACGATAAAACTTTTTGCATAATATATTCCCTTTCTTAATACAAATTTAGGGACACTAAAACTAATTAGTGTCCCCTCTTTTAATGATTTTATGTCGTAATTATACTGTCTGTGATTGTTCCTTTTTTAACTGTTCTGCCGTTGGCTTATACTTCATATCCTCAAACCACTTTGTAGCAATTTCAGCCTTGCCCTCTGCTGTCAAATCTGTATCATCAATGTAATAATACATATCGTCATTGTTATCCGGTGTGACCGCTGTAAATGTCGCCTTGGCTGTTTGGTGGTCTACACTTCCGCTTGACGGTTTTGTTTTACCGCCAACGTTAGACGCAAAACTGTATTTACCCTTGTAGGTTCTGAAATATCTGTACGAACCGTTGTTGTGTTCTGTTCTCCACGCTACACCAAAATACGGTGCCTCTGTCTTGTTATTGACTGCGATACCGCCGACTTCGTCGACTTTCAAACCACGCCACATAGCGTCTACCTGTGGTGGAATATCTGCATTTTCAATGTCGTGTCCCGGTTTTTCAATATATGTGCTGACTTCGTATGCGTTATTATCAGCGTCGAACGTATCACTGTTGCCACTGTCGGTTGGTGTGATTTGAACAGTACCCGGCAACGTATAGCCTGTGCCGTAGGTTAGCTCTGTCACTGTATCTTGGTCAACCTTGAAAAATGTATATTTGTCAACACCTATTGTTGTCGACGGTTTTTTAACTACTGTATTTTCATTTGCCATTTTTTAAATCCTCCTAAAAATATACTTGTTTTGAAAATCTCATTGCTTTGTGTCTTACACCGTTTTCGGGTGGCATATCTCGCGACATTTCACGATACCACCCTGCCGCCTGCATAGCCGTATCAACCTGTATCGCTATTCGACTGCATTCACCGCCGCCATTCGCCCATATGTCTATTGATACAGCTGTGTTCTGTGCCTGTTCCGCATTGTCATAGCAAAAACCTGTCGTTGTCGTATTTTCATAATAGCTGATAACGGGCAGTTCTTGTTCTTCATCAGGGTGATAAAAACAAACGGTGACGTCCTCTAAATTCATAGATACTAAAATATCGCGGATAATTTTATTTACGTCTACCATTCAGCTTTACCCCCTTTAACATCACTTGCAATCCCATATTCCAATCAGCTACATATGTGACTTCATAGGTTTTTGTATCTGTTATCAGATACGCACCGACCATTATATCTGAATTACGGGGACAATAAAACACATACTGACAATCAATTTGCAGTCCGTAATCTTTTGACGCCATATCACCGCTGTACGGTTGTAAATCGCCTGTAACGGTACTTTTTTCTATGATGTCGTATGTGTTTTCGTAATCGTCGTAATTCCCTTTTACGGCGATTTTTGCCGTTGTGTTATCAAACACGCTAAATATGTTCCGATAGTTTTCGTTTGCTGATGTCACTTGGCAAAAACCCCTTTCGACAGCGGTACGGTTTTAAACGTGATTCGTATTCTTTCAAAAATTCGTCGGTGTCGGTTGACGCTGACGACGTTTCAAATGATACGCTACGTTTATCCTCTGTAACAGACTTTATGACTTGCGGTGCGGCTGTTTGTCCGTACCCTTTTCGGCGGTACATTTCCGCCGCCATTTGAGGCACAAGACTTTGTAGCTTTGTCGGTACTTCGGCTGTGTGACAATATGAATTTATTAGATTTTCCATATCGTCAATTAAAAAGGACAACAGGTAATCTTGCCCGTCGTCCTTAATTCCTAACAACATTTTTGCTGTACTCAAACTATCCATTGTATCAGTCCTCTTTCTTTCTGCGTGTCGGTTTCTTGGTTTCTTCCACCGTTTCCGCAGTTTCTTCCGGTTCGTCCGCTGTCGGTTTCTTGGTTTCTTCCACCGTTTCCGCAGTTTCTTCCGGTTCGTCCGCTGTCGGTTCACCGTCTGCGACATAATACCCCGACGTCAGATACGCACGGATTTGAATTTGATTTGTCAGATTGACTGTATCAGTACCGTTTGTCAAACGCATATGTATCGCCCCTTTCTTTTTATTCTGCTTTTTTGTGAACGTAAATAGCGTTCTTTTTGTTGTCTAATACGAACGCGTCGTAGTAAACTCTACCCTCGACAAGCCAACCGTTAATACCCGGAGGATTGTCGTGGATTTTGTATTCTGACAACTTAATCGGTGATGTTGTTGCGATTTTGTGTGTGATGAAAAACAAAACGCCCTCCGGCAATCTTGTTGACGGTGCAACAACAATAGGAATACCGTCAACCATACCGACTTGACCTTTGATTGCAATGTTCTGTGCAATATCGCCCTGCTTGATAAATGAATCATCTTGCTTGATTAACTTGAAAAATTCAGTTGATACAATCGCTACTTTTCCCTCCGGTACGTTCTTTTCGATTAGAAAACTTGTACCGTCCAAAAATGCACTGTACGCATTTTCTTTTGTGATTGCTCCTGTTGCTGTTTGTCCTGCACTTGCGCAGATTTTTGCAAATCTGTATGTATCAATTTCCGGTACGATAACCTCTCTGATTTGACGTTGTAGGGCTGAACCTGCACTGTTTATCATTTGTGTATCGTTGTAGTTTCCTCTGTCGATTGTGAACGTAAAACTTCTGTCTTGGTTCATTGTTAGTTCTTGTACGGTGTTCTCTAATTCCTTTGGTGTTCCGTAACGGTTTGAACCCTCTTTCGTATAGTCGTTCATTGCCGCAGTAGGTACAGAATACACGTTTACTGTTTTAACACCGACAAAATCAAAATTTTGGTTTACGACGGCATTTGACATTGACTCTTTTGAAAATCTTTCATCAATCGCCTTTGCGTATTTGCTTGCGTAATTAATAGCCATATTTTTTTACTTCCTTTCTTTGTTTAGTTGATAAATCCCGCTAAAAACGGGTCATTTTCCTTGTTGTCCGGCTCGTTGAACTTCGGCGGATTGCCTTTCATTCTTTCTGTGACCGCCTTTTCTACCGCCGCATTAAAATCCTTTTCAAATGCGTCAATGTTCGCTTTGGTTTCTTCCGCAGTCTTACCGCACAAACGCTCGGCGAAATTTTTAGACAGTCCACGTTCCAACAGTTGGTTTGCAGTTTCGGCAACTAACTGTTTTTGTGCAAATTCAGATTTTTCCTTTTCAAACTTTTCACGTTCGATACGCATTTCTTCTTTTGCTCTGTCGTCCTTGTTCAGCTTTGCCAGTCTTGCCGCCTCGTCCGCGTCTTCTTTCCATTTCTTTTGTGCCTCTTCAACAGCTTTCTTTGTGGCCGCGTCAATATCTTCTTGCGAAAATGTCTTTGCAGGCTCCGCAGACGGTTCGCCTTTAGGCTCGTTCTTTGGTTCACCGTTTGGCTCGCTGTTTGGCTCGCTCTTTGGTTCACCGTTTGGCTCGCTGTTTGGCTCACTGTTTGGCTCTTTAATTGGTTCTTCCATTGATTAAATCAATCCTTTCTTTTAAATTTTGGTATAAAAATAGAACCTTTTAATGTCTTGTTCAGGACAACACTTGACCCCGTGTCGGGAGATATTCGGACCACTACTCCTTTCTGCTATGTGTATGTTGTGCCTATTCTCACACTATCACCGCCTTTCAATGAATTAATTATATTTTTAAATATTCGCCTCTTAAAATTTTCTTTGCTTTTTCCGCCTCGCGACGGATTTCAAAACTTGTCTTATCTACAAATAACCAACCGTGAAACGGCATAAATTTTTGTCTTTTTCCCTCCGGTTCAAAATACGCCCAATCAAAACCGTGTCCAATAATTTCGGGTGTGCCTATTGCCTCCCAAAAACTATCTGTAACAGGGAAAAATCCGCAGTTAATCATAATGCATTGCTTTTCTCTGCTTAATGTTTTTTGTGCCTCTCGTCTACCCTGTACACGGGCATTTTCCAACTCTCGGTTTAACTCACGCTGTGTCATAATTATTTTACCGAATATCTTTCTCATAAAAATCTTCCTTTCTTTTTCGCAATTAATTGTGAATTATAGTCTTTTGCTTTTCAATAAAAAATTGTATCAAAAAAGCGCGTTATAAAACGCGCTTTTTTAATTTAATGTGATGTAATTATTACATTTATCACATTCATAACAATTATTATCAACTGTCTTTTCGTTTATTGGTTTTAGTGTCCCTTTTTTACAAAATGGACAGGTTACAGAACCATTCTTTTTTATTTGTTCTATAATTTCTATACTTCTTGGCTTTTTCATGTATGTCGCTCCCTCCATTTATAACTTTGATAATTCCTGTTTACTTCTTTTATAACCTCTCTTTTTTGTGCAAAACTTAATTTATCAACATTGTAATGATGTTTATATTCTTGCGCTATACACACTGCCTCTGCATGCTTATCCCCATATATGTTATATCTTCTGTGTGTAGCCTCATGTATAATTGTTTCAGCCGTCGTCTTTACTGTCTTTGTATTTGACGCATATATATTAATCTCATCATATCCCGAAATATATTCACCTAAAAGGCTTTTACGAACATCAATATTATAATATAGATTTACAGTGCAAGGATTATTTATCAAATAATCTATACATTCTTTTCCTACATTGCTCCTATTAAGTTCTTTTTCTATATTCCTAAATACTATTAAATCTTTTTGTCCGTTATTGTATTGTGAAAATAAATTAGTCAATCTTGATTGACTTACTATCGCATTTCGATATTTGCTCTTTAGCTCACTGTACTTCTCACTATCATTATAACGTATATCAATCCATTTGTCAAAACTTCTCGGCACTTCTTTTGTGCCTAACACTTTGACGTATTTCGCGTGTTGTAGTTTGTCTGATGTCTTGTTACTGTCTTTACGTTTTGCAAGTTTTAACGCCTCTTTTTGCTCGTCTGACAGGCTATTGTGCCATTCTTGATATGTGACGGAACCGTCTACAATATCATTTTTACCCGTCAGCGGGTCCCTTGCTCGACGATTTTTTAAATCTACCGCAATAGTTGTTGTACAACGACATAACGGGTGCAATACAGGATAGTTATATCCCTCTCGTGCCTCCGACAGTGGCAACACCATATTGTCCCACTGTTGACACCGTTCACACGTTCTATAGTCCAATGTTGCTAAATATCTGTATTGCTCTGCCCCTATGTCCTCATATGCCTTTAAATCAGCCATTGCGTGGATATGTGATGCCTCTGTATGTACTAACCTTGTAGCATTGTACTTTTCAACTTGGAACGTTGTAGCCAGCTTGTCCGCCGTCTTGCTCCACGCCTCGCCCGACATAAACGATTTTACAACCAAATTTTGAGCCGTTGTTGCCAGTCTGTCAGTATTATCCCATATACGTTGTGAAAACTGTTTACCGTGCCATTTTGTACTTACCGCCGCATTTATCGCATTTTCATTCAATATAGCAAAATTAATACCAACATCAAACTGCTTTGCGGCATCATCTATAACTCCGTAATAGCTTTCCTTGTACACCGCTTGCAGTCGCTCTGACAGTTTCTCTATTTCCTTTACGGCTACTTTTTTTATTCGGGCATATATAACAGCTTTGACCGCCTCATAACGTTCTTTACGTGCGGCATAGGCTCTGACAGATAGTCCGTCACGTCTAATATATGCTAAAATATCTTGTCGCGCCTGTTCGTCGGGTGCGTATTCCAACGATTTTATCAGTGTTTTTAAATTATCTTCCTGTTGTGCCTGCGTCAAGAAATATTCTGCGGTTTCGTTGTCAATGCCGAAACGCTTTTGAAAATTGATTTTGATTTTCTGTATTTCTGTATCTATATCCGACAGTGCCTCGTCATACAGTTTCAAAATTTCTTCGCCTGTATAATTTGTTCCCGTTTGTACCGCTATTTCTCGCCTTAGGGCGGCATCATTCCAGTATTCCTCACTTTTCATACGCTACCCCGCTATTTTGCCTTTGATAATTTCTACAATGGTTTCTTCATTCGATTTCAGCGCCGGAACTAAATACGGTTGTGCCGCCATTTTGTATGTGCCAAATTCAACGTACATAGCGTATTCTTTGTTCGTTCCGACTGTGCCGGTTGTTCCCGACACTTCCGACGTTATGGATTTCTGTAATTCCCCCGTATCAACAGGACACAAACCTCTTGCGTCAGCCTCTACAACTTTGCAACTTTCGGCGATACCCTCTGACAGTTTTTCGGTTAGATTATTGATTTTATCATCAATCATTGCCTGCACATTTTCCAATCCCTCAACGCTAAACTGCATTACCAACCGCCCCCCGACATCATATCGCTATTGTTGTTCAGTTGCTGTTGAAATTCGTTTGCTGTTTCCTGCCGTGCCGATTCCGCCTCTTCCTGTGGGTCAGTTACGAAATCCAACTGTGCTATCAGTGTTTCGGTGCTAACCATACCTTTTAGGTTTGTAATCATTTGTGACATTTCGTAATTGTTTACAGGCAAATTGTGTGTGAACACAAAATCAATCCTGTGTACAGGAACTATCGGCGTATTGTTTTTTAGGTTTAAAAAATGATTATACAGTTTAAAACGTTCTTTCAGTCCCTTTGTGATGTAACCCTCTTTGTCTTTTGTTTTCTGCTCGAACGCCAAAATCTTGTACTTAATCGCCACACCGCTTTGGTTGTTGCCGAACTTTTCATCTGACAAATCCGGTACCATTGATGTAGTGAATATATCTTCTTTTAGGTCGTCACGCAGTACCTTTGTGTCCGCCTCCGACAGTGATTTTGACAAATACTTTGCGTCGCCGTACTCGTCGTTATCGGTTTGTAAAATCTTTTCGCGTTTTAATGCTCGTGCTTGCTCGCTGTCTATTTCAATTCCTTTCAATAACAGCATAGCGTCAACGAACTGTTCTTTGTCGTTTACACGGTCCGACATCAATTTGTTATATCCGTCTATCAGCTGTATTTGTTGCTCAAAATCGCCCTGTTTTTCCTCGTTATTGACGTATTCTATCATAGGCACGCCACCAAAGAAATGTATTGCTTGATATGTCAATTCAAGCGTGTTCCAATTATCCTGTTTTGACTGATATGTACATATTTCGCTATCCGTGTATATATTGCAGACAATACCCGTTACAACGTGATTGACGTCGTATGTTTTATAATAATAAACACCGAACAACGGAAAATGCGTACAATCGTCGTTATATACGACAAATGCCTGTCGCGGGTCTATTTTGACACTGCGCGGCTGTGAATTTCCGTCCGAATATACTAACTCGTACCCTCTGCCGTATATGCTGACATTCTTCACGATTTCTTTGTCAATCGACTGTATATCCTGTTCCAAATAGACATTTATAATGTCGTCAATATTGTACCCGTCCGACGGTGTATAACTAACAGGGTTGCCGATTAAATATGCGGTGCTGATGTCAGTAATATATTTTGCGTGGTTCACCATTATTTTATTATTCGCCAATCCGTCCGCCTCTCGCTCTCGGTGACAAATTGCGTGATTTCCCCTGTAATAGTTCATCAATTTTGCATATCTGCCGTTACGACGTTCGTGTTTTTCGATTAATTCGGCTATCAGTTTGACCGTTATACCGTCTTTGATTAATTCTTCGTCTAATCGCATTAATATAATTCCTTTCTACTGCGTATCTTTGCAGTTTTGTTCTTCATATCGTTTTCCAACGCATAACGCACGGCGTCTATGGTATGGTTGTTTTTGTCCGGATATTCGTCTTTAAACCCGTCGTTTCCGTCCGGTTCCAATTCATAGTTTAAAAATTCCTCTGCCGTTTTCGGACAACGGATATTATCAATAATGATTTTGTCTAACGACTGCAAAAATTTGATACCGTAGTTTACGCTATCCGGCCCTTTCTTTGCGCCTGTTATGCGCAGTCCGTACCGTTTCATTTCCGCAATACTCTTCGGTTCTGCGCTATCAGCTATTATTTGATTTTGCGTGTTCTTCTTCGTTTTTATCCTTTCCGCCGCAGATTGATTTGACATACCTACTTTGTAAATTTCGTCAAATATGTACAGTGTTTTTCGTTTTTTGTCATAGTGACATTTTACATACACAAACGGGTCCGCCGCATATCCGAAGTCAATACCCTCGCGGATTTGGTCGAACGTGTCAACGTGTTCATCAGACAATCTGACTATATCCACATTTGCGAATATTTCGCCACCTGTTCCGGTGACTTCTCCCAAATACTCGTGATTGTATGCGTCTATGTTGCGTTCCTTTAGGCTTTCCGCCTCTGCAATGAATTGTGTGCCTAACCATTCCGGCGGAACATCTAAATAGCAACTATGATGTGTGTAACTGTGTTTGTCAATTTCTAATATGTGTTTATTCACCCAATTACGCTGTGATTTTGGCGGATTGTATGAATAAAACACGACAAATTCAGAACCGCCACGCATTAACGACTGATTGATATTACGGATTTCTGCAATGCCGTTAAATTCCGCAGTTTCCTCATACCAAATATATTTTAAATATCCCTTTGATACTTTTGTCGATTTTAATTTCTGTGGTTTATCTGCACCACGAAATAAAATTTTCTGTCCTGTTGGTTTGTATACCAACTCCAACGGACTTAATTTCTGTTTCCACAAATGCGATACGCCCAACTGCTCTATCGCCCAAACTAATTGTTCATACACACTGTCTTTCAGATATACGCCGACTTTGCGGATCGCGACAGCGTTTGCGTCTGCGTTGTTCATTATACCGTTTATAATTTCAATGGATATAAACGACGATTTTGTTGAACCTCTGCCACCTTTCAGCCAATAGTGCGTATATTTTTTATCGTGTAGTTTTCTATGCACCGGATAAAATGACGGTGCGATTTTTTCAGATATTTTAGTTCCCATTTTTTTCGCCCCCTATATCATCAATAATAACGACAGGTCCGTCATTTTCTATCTGTGTCCTGTCTGTAAACAATGCGTAGTATTTACCCAACATTTCCGCCGCACGCAGTCTGTCTTTGGCAGGCGGTTTCCCCTCTGTCAGTTTTTGAAAACCGTCACCGACAAATATCGGGATATTGTCAACGTTTTCGCCACGCATTACCGCCGTGAGAAATTCTATGACTTCGTTCGCCTGTGCTGTGTTTTGCTCGTGCAGTTCTTTCAGACGTTCATCAATAGCCTGTTTGATTTCGTCTTTCTTCATCAGCCTACTTGCTGCCTGCGGTGCTGTTTTTTCACTGTAACCTGCCGCAATAGCCGCCGCGGTCTGATTTCTCTTGATGTCCTTTACATATGCGTCAACGAACATTTTTTCTTTTTTCGTCATAGTTTCTCACCTCACTTTGTTAATATATTTTTCGCTATTTTTTAATTCCTACCATTAACGCGCGCGTGTGCGTACGCAAACACCTTAACAAAACTTAACAAAAAATTAAATAAATCCGTTTTTTGTCAACGCACGTTCTAACGCTCTGTGCTTGTGTCGGCACTCACACCATTTACGATTATTAAATCGCCATTTGAATATGAATAGCCATTTTGAAAATTTGTATGTCAATCCGTATTTTTTTGATTGTTTGCGGATTTTTTTATTTGTTTTCGTATTTTTTTCGTAATATATTTTCATTTTTGGTCCTTTCTGCACTAAAAAAGCGGTGGAACTTTCCGCCGCTTATATGTCGCCTATATCTATCTTGCCACTCATCAGCTCCGGCAACAGTGCGTCCCGAAGTTCTGCTAAATATCTGTTTTCTTCAAGATTTAGATAATATATGTGTTGTTTCCACGTGTTAAATATCATCATAAGAATGCTTGAAATATTTTCTTTGCTGTTATTTGAAAATGTTATTTCATTTTTATTTTTTGTTGTTTTGAAATAATCATTTTTAACAATCTTTTCACCACATATTTTTTCTGTCAATTTTGAGAAATCATTATTTGTACCGTTGTCCTGCTTGAACAGTTCAATGTCAAATCCTAAAGACTTGGCGATTGTTTCGTTTATTGTTAGTTTACAAGTATTTTTTTCAGTTATAATTCTGTTAATATCCGCAACTATTTCGTTGTACGGTCTATGTGCATTTTCTATATTTTCAAATTCTATGTATCGGCTCGGTGTCAATACATAATCATTTTTTTTGATTTCTTCAATGCTTACTGCCTTGCAGTAACCCGCTATGTTTCCGTACTGTTCAATCTGTATCAATACATCTTGTATCTGACTTTCGGATATAACCTTGACTTCTTTCGCGTATGTCCTGTTAGTGTGACTTTTGCCGCCAAACTGCCCGTTTTGCATTCGCTGTTCTGTTTCATACCTCTGTCGTAGGTCAATCATTTCTACTGTCGAATGCTGTTTATTTTTATTAAATGTTATAATGCACGTTGGTATTGACGTAACTTCAAACATTTTATCCGGACATAAAATTATACTTTCGATGAAATTCATTTCAACTAAATACTGTCTTATTTGCTTTTCCTTTTGGTTGTCTGTACTTAAAACACCATTCGGCAATATAAAACTTGCCTTGCCGTTAATGTCACCTAACGCAGTCAATACAAACGCATAATTTGCATTACTTTCTGGCGGCACTTCACATTGTGAAAATCTATTCTGTAATTGTGCAAATACCGGCTGTTCCCATTTCATATTGTACGGTGGATTTGATATACAACAATCAGCTTTAAATTCGCTCTTAGTTATCTCTTTAATCGTCGCAAATCTATCACCCTTTTGTGTCCTGTATGTTTTGAAATTTTCATCTGACAATACATCACAATGGATAACTTCCGCATCAATATTTCTAATTGCCAAATTAAACAACAAAAACGGAATAACACGACTATCATATTCTTTGCATATAAATTTTAAATCGTTATTTTCGTTCCATTTTTGGATTGTCAATGCTCCACTTCCCGCACACAAATCTAAACAGATTTTTTCATCTTTGGTTTTTGATAACTCTGCAACCGCTACCGCAAGACTTTTCGGTGTGTAGTCTTGCATTTTTTCCTTGCGGTCGGCAAAATAATATTGAAATATCATTTGCATATAATCTATTGTTAAATCGGGACATATTAAAATCCAATCTTCACATAGTTTTCGACACTTTTCAGCATTTAACAATGTTGATTTTAATTCATCAACAACATCTTCAATTTTTTCTATGTTTAAAACGCTCTTGAATTTTTCAACTAATTGTAACAGTTCCATTTCAACGTCCCCATTCCTTTAAAAATTTGCAATCAAAAACCGCCGTTTACACGCTACGGCGGTTCTTCGATTGATAAGAGGCGAAAAGTATAAATCCTCTTTGTGAATTTTTCACATTATCATAATATCACATATTAGTGTCCGTTTTTGTCCGCGTTTTTATTTTTTCTAAATTTTTTATTGCGGACATATGTATCTCGTATACTTTCGTACGCTCATAATGCAGTTCTTCGCATATCTGAAACATTGGTAAACCAACTATGTATTTGAAACGCAATACAGCTTGTTCTCTTGGGTCATTCAGCTGTTCTATTGCCGCCTCAATCTTTTTCAGTTTCTTTACCGCCGCCGAATATGTTGTTTTGTACTGCTCGCGTAGGTCAACTAACTTACAAATCAGTTCCGACTTGTCCGGTGTTTTTCCGCCGCGGGGAGTATCATTGACAACGGATGTAATTTTATTTATTTGTGATTCTAAGCTGATTATTTGTTTTTCAATACTTTGAACATTATTTAAAATTTTTCGATATTCTTTTAATTCTGCTATTTTCAACGATATATCCCCCTGTTTCGTAACTGATTTGTGATTTTTAGTTTTTCAGCAATAAACGGTGTTGACCGTTCTTACTGACGACGTATAGATATTCCGGCGTTTCCTTTTCAATCTTCCAGTTTTCCGGTTTCAATCCATGCTCGGCAAGAAATATCTTCTGTCGCCTGTTCTGTTTTATCAATCCTTTCAACTCTTTGCATCTTCTTCACAATTTACTACTTCTCTGTTCCATATGCACAGAACATCTTTAAATGCAATATCTGCCGCCGTCATATCACTTTCTATCGCTTTTAGCACCAATGTTAATGCCGCCGCAATAGCCGGCGTTACTGCATTACTCATGGAATTTATAACGTCCTCCATTTCCGCTATATAATTTACTATTAACTCTCTGTGTATTTTCTTCACTTCGTTCATTTGCTCGTTCATAGCTTTCTGTTTGTCTTTACTTACTTTGTAATTTACAAAAATGCGATTTAATTCATATGTTTTGCGGATAATAAGATCTTCTTTTTCCTGTTTGTTCATTTTATGTTGTTCCTGCTCTTCGCGTTGTTCCTGCTCTTCGCATGGCTCGTATTTCGCATGAAATACGTCCGGCTTACACGGATAATATTCGCCACGCAATCCTCGAATGATGTAATCGCCTACATCTGCTCTCATTTCGCCGTTAAATGTGGATATTACCGGAATACCAAAATACAATATTAACGTTTTCTGTGTTGGTAAATTGCAAAATTTCTGTGGCATTTTTTCCTGTCCATTCCACCGCCTCAATTTCGCAAGGCTTTGTTATATATTTCATTTGTTAATTCCTCCGTTTTTTCTTCTGTCATTTTGTTTCATTCTTTGTATTGACCGTTTCCACGAATTCCGTATTATGTTATATTCTCTGTTTGATGTATCAATCGCAACAATAGAATTTTTTAATTTTGTTTTGTTCATACTGACATCTAAAATATCACGACTTCCGGCAAACGTCAGTACATAAACCTGTTTTTTGTACCGACGTGCATAATCGATAATACATTCATTTAACAATGCTTGAAATGTCATTTGTGACGTTATGCGTTTCAAATCACCCGCCTTTAATTTCCGTATGTATGGTTTCATAAATTTTGATTTATATTTTCTCATTTGCTTATTTCTCCCTCGTTTTTTATATCATTTCATTTCCGTACTGTTTTAGCGAACCGTATACCGTTGCTACTGCTATATTTAATTCTTTGCTTATTTCTTTAATCGTGAACCCTTGGTTTTGCAAAAACACAATTCTGTTGTGATATATATACCGTTTATTGTTACTTCGTGACTGTGGTTGCGGTTGTTCACCGTTGCAGATGTACACCCATTTAGGGCATACACCTTTTTTTAGCGCGTCGGTGACATTGTGCCACGCCTCACTGATACAGGTCACGGAACAAAGTTGTATTGAAAATGGTTTCCCACTGTTTTCGTCGATTTTTTCGTTCATCATTTTTCCACATACTGAACAATATGTCTTTCTCATTTTTGCTCCTCCGTTTTCAACTCAATCCATATCAGTGCTAAAGTTTCGTCAGCGTCGTATGAGTTGCCGTTGTATTCTGTTTTGGTATGTTCACGCAATAAGACTCCCTTCTTATCACGGTAAATGCAAGTTACCGTGATATATTTGCGGTCGGAGGGGGTTACATCACTGTCCCATCCCTTCGCTTTAAACGTGTCACCGACTTCGACAGTGTCGAAGTCTTTTCTAAATATTTCGATATTTTCACAATTCGTATAATACGCGTACAATGGCGCTTCTTTCATTGCTCTTATTTCCATTTTGTTTTTTCCTCTCTTTCTTCTCAATCGATTGGGATTTAGTCGGTTATTTCAATTTGACCGCCCATATCCAAAAATCCGTCTTTCAAATTTCGTTTGAAACCCTCGCTCAACGTTCCACCGAAATCTGCCAACTGTTGCATATCGAAATACATAGCCATTATTATCCCAACGCATATACCCGATACAACCACATATACATTTGGTTCTAACGGATTATCACGATAATAATATTCCGGTGCGAATTCATCACGAAATACATCTAAATATTTTTCCTGTATTATCATTATTTTTCCGTCTGCCATAACAAACATTTTGTATGTTTGTTTACCGGACGTCAGCGAATATTTTAACGGCTGTAACTCTTTCAACTCGTCAACATCAATAACCGGTTGTGGGTTTTCTGTGTTATCTGTCAACGTAAAAATATCTTTGACCTCATTGTCACCGCCTATTGCAGTAAAATAATCATCAACCGTCCATTTCGGACAAATTCCTTGCACCATAACCGCTACGTGACCCTCGGATAAAAATTTATATCCGCCGTATGACAGTAGCATTATTTGACGATTTTTCTTGCATAATTTCAGTATGTATTCTAAATTCATTCTGTCGCCCCCTGTCAAAATGTTACGGCAATGTTCAGCACCGCCGCCGCAATCCAGTATATTGTGTGTCGCCAATCACCTGTAATTGTATACGGTATAGCTGATGCACCCTGTAGGACTATCAGTGCCAACGGCAATATTTTCTCTTTGCTCATTTTTATACCCCCTCAACTCTTGTGCCGTCCTCATACTCTAAAAATCGGACAGCCCCGTCATATTTCACTTCGTAACCTGCAATATCTTCGGGCATTAAAAATTTCTTCCCGTAAATATTCTTCATATCGTCCCACACATCAAATGGGACTGAATAAAATTTGTCCTGTATATTTATCGCCACAAACGTAATGGCTCCAAAATCCTTCTGTTCTCTTAGCCACTCCATTTGCGTATCTGTTACCGCATTTCTTTGTATACGGCTTTTCTGCGTGCTTTTCGCCTCAAATGCAATAGCACGACCGCCGTACAATACACCCTTGAAATCCGGCTCTGCACGGCCTGTAAAACGACCGCTGAATTTATTCCCTGTTGTTTTTTTCGTAACTATGTACGGCTCATTGACTTTATTTATTATCGCCACCTCTTTTTGGCGGTAATAATTACAACCTCTCATCAATAACCCCTCAAACGCTCTGCCACGTGCCGAACTCACTTTATTTCTCAAAATTTGTTCGCCATTGTTATTATTTTCATTTGTTAATTCGCGGAATTGCTCCGCTGTCATTCTTTCCATAATGTTTACCTCTCTTTTTTGATTTCATTTTGTTTAACATTACACATTTTTCAAATGATTTAATATCTTCCGCCGTTGCTCTCGGTGCGTTTCCGCATATCCGAATTATGCACGGTGTATCTTCGTATTTACAACCGTTACAACCGTCATTCATTTTTCAACACCGCCTAACCATTACATACTCTTGGTACGGAAAACCGCTGAAATCGTGGAACCCGTCAAACCTATGTATTATTTCATAGTGTTTTTTCGCTCTCGGTGTGCTTGTCCACCTTTCGGCTTGTATTATTCTGTATCTGATTTTTGGTTTTTTCATATTCCGACTACTTGTGAAATCTTTTTCCGATTTCTCGCTGTCGCCTTTTACAAAATACATTGCCAAATCATACATAGAATCAGTGTATATATTTTCTATATGCACCTTTCCGTGTTCCCATAGGCTTATAATGATACCTATGTCAAATACATTTTTGATTATAAAATGATGATGTAACCCACCCTTGACACCACGTTCAGTCATTGCGGTATATGTCAACGGTATGTCTTTCTTCTTTAACCTCTCACGCAATCGGCGAATAAATCGACTGCGTTGTTTTTTTGCCATTACCATACTATCGGGACGTTCCGTACGTCTGTATGTTAATGTCACCCACCAATCCGACTTTTTGAAATTTGTACAGATATTCCACACTATGCGTTTTTTCTTCAACAACTCATTTCTTCGCCGTTGTACTTCTGAACACTCATTCCAATTCGGACCTCTTGAAATGTTTTTCTTCCCGTATCTTGCAGAGAAACTTTTTTCTTTGAAAATGTGTTCCCCTGCAATGATAGTTTTTTCTATGTATGCCATATATCTTAATCTGCTTTCGTCCTAAAATTAATTACTTAAACAAGTTATAAAACCTTGAAAAATCAAGTTTTTTTTGTTTTTCGCTATTGCCTATTTTTTCGATATATGATATAATAGATATGTGGGTATCTTTATATCACATATAGTATTTAAAAAAGTAGTGGTTTGGCTGAACCACTATTTTTTTTTGCCTAAATCTTCAATCGACATCTGCACCGACTTTGGCGGTGCTGTTCGTTGCGTTGTCGGTTGTTTCGCCTGTCTGCATTTCCGACAGATAAACCCGCCTGTCGGCGTTACCGCCCCCGGTATATTCTTCGGGTCAACATATGTCATATACCATTGACCGCATACCGTACATTGATGATTGTATGTCTTTGGCCTGTAACTCATATCGCAGGCACTTTCTTTTTGAACAACGGCAATACCTTTTTGTCATTCACCGTTGCTCCGCTTTCACGGTTCACCAATGTTAAAATCTCGTCCGTTTCGCGAATAAATCGCTGACGCGGACTTTCATAGTCCTTTCTATTTTTCTTGTTGGACAGTAAATCGTCCAACATTTGTAGGGCCAAACACCTGCCCTGTTCATTTAATTGGTCTATTCGTTGTATGTATTTGTCGTACATTTTTCGTCCTCCTCTATTTTCTTCATTGTTATAATGTAGTCAGCAGGGCTTATCTCATTTTTCGCTAAAAAACGTATTACTGCATCAACATCTGACCTGCCTTTGACTTCCTCACATATGTATGTTCTTACAGGCAGAGGCTTTCTGTATATCGCCTCTATTTCATATTTTTCTTTCAGTAGACTTTCGTCCATATCTTTTAATCTTCCTTTCATTGTTCGCAGGCACATAGAAACCGCCCTATCAGATTTCATTAAAATTTCAAAAATGTATTAAGGGGGGGTACTATTCGGGCGGTTCGTATCTGCCTGCGAAACTAATTTAACTATGCCGTTTTTTCTTGATTTTGCTCTTGTTCACAAAATATCTCATATAACAGTGACGCCAAATCACTTATAACCGAATCCGGTATCGTTTCTGTATTTATTTCCGCTAAATTGCTATACTCTTTCATTTTCTTTTTCCTCCTTTCCGCCACTGAAATTATTTATAGTCTGATTAATAACCGTCGGTTTAAAATTCAAATCTTGCATAATAGCGGCTAAATCCTTTGATAGTGCCTTAACTCTATTTACTATTTCAACCAATTCATTTGCCTTTTCGATTGCCCTTTCAAATTGTTCCGTATCTAATGTAACTGATACTTTTTGTTCTTCGTACATTTTTCCTTAGTCCTTTCTTGTATTTTCTTTTTTTATAATGACTTCTGATACATCTAAATCCAATTTATTTACCACATCAACCAGTAACTCCGCGAAATTTTCATACTCATTGATGTGCATTTCTTTATTTTCTTTGTCTTGTACTATGATTTTTACTTCCATGCTCCTACTTCCTTTCCGCAAACAACGAGTTGCAAAAAAGGACCTTTGGTTAAAAAATGCTTTAATACCTGTTATCGTGTCATTTGCAACAACAAACATAACAATGTACTTAATACCGAAGTTGCCGCTGATACTAAAATGGTTGTGCGATATTCTTTCCAAATTTTTTTCATCTTAGTTATCCTTTCTATCACAATGGACATTAGCTTGCTCCTGCAACCATTCGCAAAAATTCTTTGCCGGATATGGTGCAAGATTAATCTTTCCGACAGTCATTTGCTGATTTGTTTCAATATCAGCAAATGGCTGTTTGTTTTCTTCGCCCATACTTCTACTTCCTTTCAACTCCGACACTAACTGACTAAAATTGATTTTGAAAGTCAGCGCACATTTCAAATACCTGCGGTGCATACTGTAGGTATTTTTCTTTGTCATCTTTTTCAATAGAATCATCATATCTCTTTAGTAACTTGTATGACGTACGTAAAATATCTCGTGCGATGTCCTCTGTTGTTAAAGCTTTTTCTTCCATTTTCCTACTTCCTTTCCGCCTCGTTAGGCTGTTTTATTTGTATTTTTTGTAAACTTATGCTATAATCACCACAGAAAGCGAGGTGATTATATATGACTTTGCAAGAATTTATAAACGTTGCTCCCACTATTGAATAGTTTTATAAGGCTGATATGTTCCCGCATATCGGCTTTTTTAATACCACCCGCACGCAGTTTGCATACGTTTTATACTTTCTATTTCTTTTGATGTCAATTTACCTGTTTCCCAATCGTCCACCGTATAATCTTCAACGGTCAAATTCAATCCTCTACCTATTCCGCAGCTCATTAATATGTAGAAATCGGTACGACTGTCTTGTTTTGCAACAACTACTTTACGGAAACCCTCACGCGTACAATCCGTGTTGTTTCTATAAATGTACTCTTTTTCCTTATCGGCTTTTTTCAACGCCTCACAAAAATTCATTCTCCTACTTCCTTTCCGCCTCGTTAGGCTATTCTATTTGTATTTTTTGTAAACTTATGCTATAATCACCACAGAAAGCGAGGTGATTATTTATGAGCATTAATGCTAATGAACTTACTGAAATGGATTATGAAATCTTGGAATATATTGACGGTTTTTCATCAGTTCACAAGAATGATATTAAACAACATTTCAGTAAATATTCTGACGTTATAGATTATAGACTCTCAATTTTGTCACAACCTAACTATACAAAAAATGCTTACTGCTCCACTATTCCCAATTCATGCTATATCGTTGAAGAATTTAAGCCAATAATAGACGATTATGAAAACAACAAAGAAAGTTTGAATCGTTTTCATATTTCCGAATTAGGAAAAACTGTATTGCGAAACTACCTTTCAAAGCAAAAAAAGATTTCTAAAAATCAAAAGCGTGAACTATTTTTTAAAATCGGAAATTTTGCATTGTCAGTAATTGCAATTATTATTTCAATATTCGCACTACTAAAGCCATAATTGATATAATACAAGCTGTTATGGATAGTATAGCGTTCACTACATCAAGTTTTCTTATAAACGGGGTTTTCCTTTGAAACTCCGTTTTTAATTTATTTTCTTCGCCCATTCTCCTACTTCCTTTCCGCCTCTTAAGCTGTTTTTTGTTTGTCTGTTGCAAATAAATATTCAAAACTACATTCAAACAATTCGCATAGAGCTGTGATTTGGGTTACTACAAATTTTCCTGTTTTCTTTTTGTTTTCATATGAAACCCTTGAAATGTGTAAATAATCTGCAACCTGTTGATTTGTCATATTTTTTCTTGCTTGTTCCGCTTGTAAATTTTTGTACAT